TAACGAGAGGAACTTGAAACTCTTGTGATAGTACAGAGTAGATACCGCCAAGAGCTGTCTCTAGCTCCTGTGCCATGTACCGCACTTCTTCTGCTGTTACTCTCTCAGCTTGTCGTTGAACAGAGCTGTTAAGTAAGAAAGCAAAGGATAAGCGTTCTGTAATCTTCTGCATTGTTTCTTGTGCTACTCTAAAGTCATTAAACTTGTTAGCTTGTAAAGTAGTTACATCATTAGCATCACCAGAAATAATACCACCGTTGGGTGCATCAGCAATACTTCTCATTTTAGTCGTACCATTTGGTCGTACTAAGAATAATAGTTTAGAGCTGGCAGCACTACCTTCGACAATAGCTTTGGTTAATGCTTCTAGAGATTTTAAATCACCTACAATTTCTTCACAGAAAGAACGTCCGTAGTTGTTACCGTCCACCGCAATGAAACGTAACGCCATCCAAGGAAGCTTGTCTTCAGTGTACGAACCTTTAGTGCTAGGGATAATAATATCATGCACTTCTTGGTGTACTTCAAACTTCTTACCCACACGCTTAACGCAAGTGTAGATGTCACATTCTTTCTTATTAGTATCTACTTGGTACTCAGGGTTCTCCATCAAAGCCTCTAAGACTTCTTTAGGTAACGCATCATACGCTATAGATTCTTTAACTATAATTTTTAGGATGTTGCCCATCGTGTCACGTTGTATGACATAACGGTCTAATCGAAATACTTTCATTCCACTTTTTGGTGGCATATGTACTAAGACGTTACCGCTAACGATAAGCTGTTTTAGTGCTTCAAAAGTAGGAACACGTATCGCTTTTGATTCTACTTCTTGTGTCGCGCTTCGTTCTATACGAGCAAGTGCTTCCTCTGCTTTACCTCGTGCGTCCCCACCTAGTTCCGTAAGATCAAAATCATCGATAGTTAATCGGAAGAAAGATTGGTTAGGGGGTAGCAGTGTCATTAGCAGTTTAGAGGCTAGGTTGTTAACACCCCTAGCACCAACTGATTGGTAAGGGGTTACATACTGAGTGCTCCCTGTATGTCCTTCAGGAGGCATTAGTGTCGGTATAGTTAACTCAGCACAATTACGTGCTCTTGATAAGAACGAATCACGATCTGATGCCATGTTTTCATACGTCTTGGCTATAGATGAATCGTGCATTGTTAATTCCTATTAATATTTAATTTTAGTTTGTTTTGGCTTTTTAGAGGTAGTGTCCGTATTCGGTGTTGAGGAGGCAGGGTTCATTCTTTCTTTAACCCTGTCATATTCCGCATAGCCTTTTTTCATGCCTATGCCCGCTAAACCTGATTCAGAAATTTTCCGTCTCACTTTTGGACTACCAATCATACCCGCAGGGCTACACACTTTTACTACCTATACTCAAACCAGATCCTGCCGATGATCCTGCAACCTGTGTACCTGAAGACCCTCTTCCAAGAACACCTCTAGCCCCTCTCTTTTTCTTTTTCAGGGCGGTGGCGTTACTGTCTACTGCGTCTTCTAATTCTGATGGGGCTTTTTCTGGTGGCGGTGGTGCTACTACCGTTGGCGATGGGGCTGCTACTTTTGGTGATGACATACACATAATTTAAATCTCTTCTGGTTGATCGTCCTCGTATAGAAACTCCATACGTTTTATGACGGTTTGTTGTCCTTGTAAAAAAGCTATATCAGTTTCTGACACACCTCTTCGGTTTGGTAAAGTATCTGGGAATAAACCTTTAAGATACTTAATTAATTCTATACTTATAAAGGGTTTTTTATTCATTTGTTGTTCTCCTATGGGGCATGACCTTTCAGCCCAGTATTTACGGTAGGTGTAGCCAGACGTTAGCGATGATGTGGAGGCAAGTTACTACCTCCAACACCGTTATCCAATTTCTATATTTCGCATGAACCTGACGAGCAAGCCAACTCCTGAGTTCCAGTAGTGGTGTCCTCTTTTTCATAGTCTCCAAGCCTGTCCCAATCAATCTCTGATGGGGTCTCTCGTTTCAGTTCCATATACTTGTCCTTATCTATAGCTTCATAAGGAGCTTGAGCATACACATGGTCAGTACGGGGTAGGAAGCTAATGCCAGAACAACTGTCTAAGCGTTCCCACAGCCACTGCCCTGCTGCTAGGAACTCATCATCAGAGTAGTAGATGGTTACACTAGGTTTATGTTCACACCAGTGCTCCTGATATATCTCCCACAAATCTAACTGCTGTTGTACATTAAGTTCGTTCACACAGGTTGCACCCTTTGGTGCTTGTACAGGGAAGTCAAACACATAGTTCTCTGTGTTCATTACATCCTTCTCCCACGACACGCCCGCATCTTTTAGGAATGCAGAGATAGGGTCTTTCCCATCGCTTCGTACTCGTCTTATATAATAAGGAGAGAACCTAGCATGAATACCACTAGCACTGTCTACTAATTGAGACACTGTGCCTGACGGCTTCACACACGTAATGGCTGTTGATTGGTTAACACCTAACTCAGCCGCGAACGCTTTGTTGGTTTGTACCGCAATCTTCTTCAGCTTCTCTAGTGTATCCTTTAGTGTAACTAAGCTACCCTTACCTGATAACAACTTGTGATCCATGATGCCTGTCATACTTACACCAAGCAAACATTCTTCTTCTGTGTTCTTCTTCCAGACAGAACGTACATACCTAAAGTCAGTTAGTGTTGACTGTAGTGTCCCCAGTATCGCAGCTAGTCGAGTCTTACGCTCTAGTGATTCTTGTGTATCATCAGCACGTACTACAATCTCAGACAAGTTACACACCTGTGCCGAGCGTAGGACAATCTCACTACAAGGGTTTGTGCCAAAGTCGTGGTCTATATCTCTACGTCCATTTCTCGCTGCTTGTTTCTTTGCAGCAGTTCGGGAGAAGATGCCACGCTCTCCAGCCTTAGACTTATAGAGTGCTAACCATTCTTCCAAAAAGGTTTCATACTCAGGCTTCTCTTCGTACACGGCACTGTTGTTTGCCAAGGCTCTTTGTGTTTGCGTTTCCCACCAATTCCCAGACTTCGCATGACGCATACGATCATCAGACAAGTTAGATAGAGAGATGAGAGCAGACCTACGCACACCACCAACAACAACAATCTCAGCAACCTTACAAACAATGTCATGACATTCAATACTCGTTAGCTTACGTCCAGCAGCGTTCTTGAAAGTAGCAACAGTAAAGTCGAACAGCCTAACCAAAGGATCAGCCCCGCTCGATCTGCCACCAAACGTCTTAAGCCGTGCACCTTTAGCCCGTAACTTAGAGACATCCCAAGTAGGCACTTGACCCGAATACAAAAGACTAACCAACTCACGGAAAGCTTTAGCCCAACCAATCTTACTGTCTGCCACATGGATTGTAGTTTCTGTTTCATAAAAGTCCTCACTTATGGTTGGTAGTTTAGCAACAGACTGTCTCTCTACGGAGAACCCTACGCCTGTGCCACACATTAATACATATAATATCTCATCAAATACTCTGGGGTTATCAACTGCTATGTAACTACAGTTAAACCCTGCCATGTTATCTCGCTTAAGTGCGTCACCCGCTGTCATAAGACAACGCATGGATGGCATAATCTCTTGCCTGTGTATTGCACTAAACAATTCCTTAGCAAGTTTATCGTCTATCTGTCCACGCTCTAACCAGAAGTCGATGTACCGCTGTACAGTTTCTTTCCAAGTCTCTCTTCTATTATCTTCTTCTCGCCATCTAGCGTAACGTGATTTGTGTATGTACTGTTGATATGAATCCATTAACGGTTATCTCCTGAACCTTTAAGCGTGTCGCTAATCTTACGCTTGTATAATTTGTTTAAGTTATTAAATGCTATGTCACTAAGGTTCAGCCCTGCTTCATCTGTCAGCATAGCTAGATACCAGAACACATCTCCTAGTTCTGATGCCAGTTGATCTTTAAAGTTAGCTGGCTCTCCGTCTCTAATCTTTTTCTTAACCTTACCCGCTACTTCACCAGCCTCACTTGCTAGACCCATTGTTAGATAGACTAACGCTGAGTCTTTCGGGAAGATAGCTGTGGCAGCACACTTGCTTTGATACCAATCAAACCCTTCAAACATCCCTGAAATTTGTTCATAACTTGCTCCGCCTAAATCGTTACTCATCCCCAATTCTCCCCTTCTGTTTCTTCCATTAATTTAATCATTTTATTTAAGTACCAGACTGCTTTCTTGGCATCCTCTATAGGCTTACCTTTGTTCCACATCCGAGCACCAGTATATTTTATGACGTTACCTTGGCAGTATGAGATAGCATCAAACTTGCCTAACACATCTACAATGTAATCTATCGTTTCAATCTCACCCGCATTGTAGTGCGGTGGGTTATTAATTGGGTCTACCTTTTCCATAACTTTACCTTCTTTGTTTCAAAATTATATTCTCCGTCACGTAGTATACGTGCCAGCCGCGCGTTCTCTATTGCTACCTCTTCGCTTAAACCTTTATCTGCAAAAGCATCTACTACTGTTTGCCATGTAGCACCGTTCTCTTGTAGCAACTTGTCTGCTGTCTTCGCTCCAACAGTGGGGCAACCCTTGTAGTTGTCTGTCGAGTCACCCACTAAAGTTTGATACAAGAACCAGTAGTCTGCTTCTGCTTCATCAACCTCAGTGACCTTACCGTCTAGTAAATGGTAAGCGGGGATAGTTAACAGGTCTTTGTCTATAGACCAGATGACTGTGTTCTTATCCGCACTGCCTAGTATTCCTAAAAGGTCATCAGCCTCTAACCTATCCTCAACTTTGCCATTGAATTTTTCGCCTAGATATTTTTTAGCAAAATTTAGAAGCATAGGTTTACGTGTTCCTTTACGGTTAGCCTTGTAGTAAGGGGCTACCTCTTTGCGGTAGAGCTTATCTCCCGACAAACACGTAATGACCTTGTTACATCCTGACTGTTCTATGATCTCGTTCATAAACGTAGTCATGTTCTGTATTACATCTTGCTCAAAAGCATGAAGAGTCCAGCAACCTTCGCCCCAATCAACGGGGGTCTCCGCTACTACCGCAGCTTTGTACGCTACGATGTCACCGTCTACTAATAATGTTCTATCTTTCATCTTCATCCTCCTCTTCTTCAAATGCTTCAAACAGTTCTTCTTGCAGTTGAAAGTTATGTCTTGTTATTACGACCTGTATAATTATCTCGCCAATCCACTTGACTCCAAGAGCCACGCTTACGAATAGAAAACTAAATACAAGGATCATATTAAGTGTTGTTCCGTCCATGTTCATACCCTGTGTTTGACCAATTTAAGTTTACGAGTAACAGGATCAAACTTAATAAACTGTACCCCCAGTTTCTTTTGTGTTGGTGTTCTGCTTGGTAGGTTGGTGTTCTTACCTTCCATCTTGACATCAAATAGGTACACTTCACCGTCCTTAATACCAACAACATCCACAGCTCCTGTGCAACCAGCGTTATAGAACACTTCAAACCCTTCATCCCATAACCACGTAATTGCATACAGCTCTGCCACATCTCCTAAACGACTCGAACTAGTGAGTCTCTGCCCAACTTCTGCCGACATCGAACTCTGAGTCGAGAGGACATTTGAATCCATACTTTTCTTCGGTTTTCTTAATAGCCTTTTTAGTGATTTCACCTATGTCATCCTCCAAGCCTTCCTTAACTATAATTTGCACTTCATCATGGACAAACGCCACTATCGCAACTTCTTCTGTAGTGTAGCCTTTAGCACGTATCATCTTCTCGATGGTTGCGTACCAATACTTACACACGATAGCTCCTGCTGATTGAAGCAATGTATTTAAAGCAGCATGGGGGTGACGTATAGGTATGTGCCTACCATCTAAGCCTTTGATAAACTTCTCACCCTGCTGTGTTTCTAACCGTAGCTTAATAGCCTCTGTTAGTTTTTTAAGGGCGGGAGTCTTAGCTAAGAATCTTTTCTTAATCTGCCCACCTTCTCTCGCGCCCTTGCCAATAATCTCACCAATCTTTTCGTTACCCGCGCCATACAAGAAACCATAGATAAACGTCTTAGCTTGTGGGCGTGTTGCTAACCCTGCTGCAAGTTGGTTTGCTGTGTGTATGTCACCTTCTAAAATTTCTTTACCATACTTACCGCCATCATAACGGTTCATGTAGTGTGCTAAACAACGCAGCTCTAAACCACTAGCGTCTGCCCCCAACAAGGTGTAACCCTTCGGGGCATAAAATAGTTTGCGACATTCCTCCCCAAAGGCGGCTGTTCCAGATGGTACTTGAGCGACATTAGGATCACTGTGTGTACACCTAGAAGTAACAGCACCCATATGATTAACTCTCCCATGTATTCGTCCTTTCTTCTCAAGCTTGAGCCATGCTTGTTTACCATTGCCTAATTGTCCTAGTCGTTTGTTTAACATTAAGAACTCCGTTAACAACTTAGCTTCAGGCATCTCAATTCCCGCCAAGATTTTTTCGTCAACTTTCGGCTCTCCTGATGGAGTATGCTCTGTTGGTATCCAACCCTTTTTCATAAGCCTATCGGCAATCTGCTGTCGTGATGCAGGATTAAAAGGTATGGTCTTTGTTTTAGTCTTAAGCTCAATTATAGTTGGCTCTAAAGTGTTAACTAATTCTGTTTCAATCTCCTGCTTTCTAGCAGAGAGTTTTGTATATAGTTTTTGTGCCGCTTCTACATCAAAGGGGAAACCTATTTGTTCTTGTTGCAACAATAGGGTAGCCATCTCATGTTCAAGTTGCATTGGTTCATGTGGGTAACGCTTACGCTGTATTACTTCATACAGTTTCACGTTAAGCCCTACATCTTGTTTACAATACTCTAACATCTCAGGCGTGAATACATCCCAAGCATCTTCTTGCTCACCGTAAGCACCTTTGTGGTACTTGAGGCGTTGTCCCCATGCCTTCAAAGAGTGAGAGCCTATGAGCCTGTTGTCTACCTTACGTGTTAGTATATCTCGTTCTTTCATGTTCGCCCAGATTAAGCGTGAAGCCACTAATGTGTCAAACACTTCACCTTTATATTCAAAGCCAAACAGTTTCTTTAAGACTGGTAAATCAAAACCTATAATGTTGTGTCCACCAATCTCAGGTGTTTGTGACAGTATGGTTAAGCCTTCTTGCAAAGACTCACCGTGGTAACTAAACACCTTACCTGATTTTGTATCCTGCATAACTAGACAGTGTACCTTTGTTACATCCTGTAGTAGCCCATCTGTTTCTATATCAAAAATTATCATACGATCCTCTCGCTGGAGTGATTAAAAAGGTACATCAAATTCCTCTGACATACGACCTGTTGTGGTGGAGTAGTGAAGCTGTCCTGCTACACCTGTATCACCTGACCATCTGTTCTTTAAGATACGGACGGTTGTTACATTAGAAGTCTCAGCGTCCTGCTGGTTACGTTCTAAGCCTATTACTATGTCACTTAGTTGAGCGATAGCTGCTGAACCTCGAAGCTGCGAGAGCGATGTTACTTGCCCTTCTTCGTGTCCTTTGTCACCACTTGGTCTGCGTAAATGAGATACAACAATCAATCCGATATTTAATTCTTCGGTTAGTGACCGCAAGTTGGTCATCATGTTATCAATGATTCGTCTCTCATCTCCGCCTTCGATACCTGACACAACAATACTAATGTGATCCAGTATAATGTACTGGCAACCACACCCTCTTGCTAGGTATCTGATCTTAGCGAGGAGGTTGTCACTCTCTGTCGATCCCCAATGGTCATACATAAACACACGCCCTGTACCAAGAGTCGCATCAAAGGCTTCTCTAAGCTCTTCTGTCGGGACTTCTTCAAGATGTACTGGCTTACCTAGGTGTAAGGACATAAGTCCCTGTGCTGTACGTTTGCTAGATTCTTCGAGTGCTACATATCCTATCGTAGCTCCTTCATTAAGAAGGTGGTAAGCAAACTCTCTTGTGAGTTGTGACTTACCTAAACCTGAACCAGCCGTTACAGTTACAATTTCACCTAAGCGACACCCGCCTATCTTGTTGTTAAGTCCTTGATAAGGATACTCTACAGTGTGTACGTGTTTCTCAACTGATACTTCTTCCCATAAATCTTCACCGTTGATGATGCCGTCAGGAGCAAACTCTTTTGCACTCCAAAAAGCGTCAATCAGTTCTGCGTGTCTTCCTGCTTGTACCATCTCACTTGCATCTTTAAGAGGTAGCTTTGCAATCTTAGCTTTGCGTGGTGATAGTAGTGCGGCACATTCTAATGCTGCCTTCTTACCTACCTCGTCTTGGTCAAACATAAACACTACGGACTGGAACTTCTCCAGCCACTCTATAGCTTTCTGTATGTCCTTCTTAGCTCCTGCCGCGCCTGTCTTGACAGATACTACAGCCCATTTGTGTTCAAAGGCTTGCGACATTGAGAGAGCATCTAGCTCACCCTCAACGATTGTCACTGTCTTGCCTCCGTCACGCCATAAGTGCTGTCCATATAATACAGCTTTCTTTAAATCTCCTACCACTGAGAAAGTTTTATCAGGATAGCGTAACTTCTGTGCTACTGTGTTACCGTCTGCATCTTTATAGTTAGCAATGTGTGTTCCTTGTCCTACTTGATAATCCCAAAACTTTGTGGTCTTCTCTGTAAGACATCTCTTTACTAACGGCTGGTAATCTCCAGTCTTAAAACTAATATCCTTTACTGCCTTCTCTGTCACACTGACCTCCTCTTGGGATTGCCCATAAGTTTTACAATTAAAACAATAAGTGTGACCATCAGAGTACAAGCTGTTTGCATCTGACGAGCCACACTTAGTGCATGGAGTGTGCATAATAAAATCACTCTCCTGTTCTTCCATTACCGTAGCCACTCCTCTGGTATAATTTCTTCTGCATAAATAAAGTTATGCTTCTCTGCCCATTCGGAACAAGTCATCTTAGAGCCGTCTTTTCTTTTCTTAGCTCCCTGCACTGGACTGTTCCCTCGTTGAAACAAAAACCTTATGTCCAACTCTGGGTGTTGTTCTTTCATGTTACGCATCTTGCGTTGAGCGTCTTGTCTGAAGTAACCTTTGATCTCGATATAAATATTACCAATCTTTAGATCAGGTGTATAATTTCTAGTCACCGTATAAGGTAACTTACAAGGTTCATACTCATAAGCTACCCCACGGTTTTTGAGGTTCAACTGAACACGCTCTTCTAGGGTCGATCTAGAAGTCAGCGGCATCAGCTAAGTCCTCAGTCGTTGATGTTTCAAATGGTGCTGCTTCGGAGGGTGGAGCAACAAACCCATCTTCTTCATCGAACAAGCTAGTGGCTGAGTTACCATACTCTACCAAATCTATTACCTGTACTGCCTTCAATCTTAAAGACACACCAACCTTCTTGGTTGATTGCATGATGTAAGTAATAGGTTCAAAAGCTACCTTCACCTTTGAGCCATTACCAATCAACATGTCTTTTGGCAGTGGTTGTTTCTTAGCATCCAGCACAGCGGGTTGCTGTTCATAATACCCACCATCTTTACGTTGTACCTTTGCTTTGAGTTTAAATTTAAATTCTACTTTACCAGTATCATCACCTGTGTCTCGATCATACACTACACTAGATACGTCCTGAGTGGTCAGAGTATTTTTCAGCGGTGGTTTTTCTTTCACTGCTTTCTTAAATTCCTCTTGAACTAGTTGTTCTAGTTTCTCACACAGCGGGGCTGCTTCTTCTTGAGACATCTGAAGGTTGATTGTGTAATCACCTAATGGATTCCATTTTGTATCAGGCTCTAGAACTTTTGCCCATTGCGCTGAACCTTCGATTACCATAATGTTTTTAGCCATATAAATTTATTCCTATAAGTTAATGTTTATGTTTGGACTGCTTATGGGGCATGACCTTTTTTCTATGCGAAAAAGTAGTCACTTTTTAACACCTCCTCGATGTCAAGTTCCCCTTTGGTTGGAGGTAGTGGTACATCCGTTCCCTCCGTTAATGTTGTTACTGCGCTATCGTAGAGATTTTGCAGTACATCATGTTCTTTGTACATCTCCACAAACGCCTCTCTTAACTTATCGTTAAGCATTGGCATGTTTGGTGAGTGTGTTCCGTAGCTATCGTGCACCATTGCGAAATCAGTAACACCGTTCTCTACACATTTTCCTACTGTAAAAGTTAAAGCCGCAGCATCTAATGAGTGTACAAGGTTAGGACTAGCCCCTGACGCTGCTTTGCGTGCATCTACGGAGTCATCTATTGGCTTAGAATAGTTAAGCCTAACTACTGATCCGTTAAGGTGTGTAGCTATCCTTAGTTTCCTTTGCTCATTATATGTCTGCCTTACCAGTAAGCCTGTTGGTGTGTGCCACTCAAACATCTTACCTTGTTTTGCATACAACCTAGCGAGGTCTTTAACATAATCCATCACTGAGTGTGCTGAGACAATAACCTCATTGATTGCTTGCCATACAAAACCTGACAGATACATCGAAGGCTTGAAGAAATCATCATTCCAAGGGTTACGCCCCTTACACTTTTCTTCTAAAGATTCTTTAATATATTCTGTACAAGCGTGTCGTGTACCTGAGTACGGTACAATCATCACTGGTCTCTTAGTTAACTTCCTAC